GCCTACACAAAGCAAATCCGATGAGTTACCCGTTTCGAGCAAAATTGAGTAGGATCATATGAGCTATGGGATTAATTGCCTTATTAAGACAACCACTCCTATAAACCTCCTGTATGATTTCACCCTTCAATTTAGGTACGGGCATACTAGCTTTATATACCGAGAGAGATTCGTGCTGTACTGGTTGATTATCATCGACCAATGATCTATCTTGACGTGTCTTTTCAATAAACTGCAGCACCCTAGAACGATGGATCTGATATCGTAAATTAGGGGTTGGCCAAGAATTCAATTTGCGCAGTATACGTTCTTCTTCAGAATCAAACCACACACTGAACATCTGCCACGCACCATCGTACTGTGATGAAGTATCGGTATAAATACCATCGGTATCGGGTAAGCAAGCAACTCTTTTCTCTAGATCAAAAACCCTGAAAGAAATTTCAGGTGGTTTATTGACCGAGACAAGAGCCTTACACTTCCAATACTGATAATTACTAAACTTAACAGTAGAGATCTCGCAGAGACGGTTCATCTTGTGAGGGAAGAAATCCTCCGAGTAAAGGGAAAGGCGATCAAGGCAAGGTTTTAACCAGCCCTCCGCCACCTCCGATACACGATAGAGGAGAGGAAGAGAAATACAATTCGCATAGGTTGATTCTAAATTAGTCCACCAAGCAGTAGAAATGATTCGCTCATCCGTCCAACCTTCTTCAAAAAACTTCTTTTCATGATAGTTATCTACGAACTTCTGCTCATCACTATAACCTTTCTGGCGACCGGTAATTAAACCCATATTGACGAAGTCAGGTACACAGTCAACATAAATGTTTTCTGGTTCGTACGCTTCGCCCGGAGGAAATTCCCGTCGGAAAGTATAGAGTTGAGAGTTCATTACAAGAAACTCATTAGAATCGTAGTTTTTTCCAGGGGACAAGATCAATCCAGCATCAGAGACAACGGTTTCCCATTTTTTTATAAATTTGGGACGGGCTACAAATAATAAGTCATCACCATTCACCAAACAGTGAACTTTGTTAAGAGGAATATAAGATCCTTCCTCGCGATAACTTCCATCATAATTATGACGTTCCATTGTATGTCTAAGTATAGCCAAATTGACTACACAAAGGATGGGAAAGGAATAAATACATCCCATCAATTGTCCGTTTGTCTGTGTAAAATTACTAGGCCAATTGGTCTTCACTCGACCTCCAGAGCAGTTAGCAAACTCACTTTGACCCCAATTGAAGGAAATTTCCTTCTCGGAGCAGAGAGACTTAATAACTCGAGAACGAATAGGTTCGGGAAAGGCATCACAAGCTGCACGACTCAAGTCGAAAGCAAACTCGTTAGTTGCGCCTGAATAATCAGCGGAACGAGCCACATCCCACCAACCCATACGTCGGAGGAGAGAAGTAACAATTTCAGGAGTAATTTCCTGATGTGTAAGTTGAAACTGAGGGAATCTAGTCAGACCTCGACGCATCCAGCGGAGGACTGACTGACCACTTGCCGCGGAACTATAAGAACCTACCGTAATAGGTCGGATCTTGGCGGGCTCAGGAATTAAAAATACATGTAACAATTCCTTATCATCACACTCGTTCGGAAGGTCGGAAATATCCATAATAGTTGCAGGGCAACCATATATTTCTACCGGACAACCATTAAAAACCTGGCTGTCTCCGCAAGAGGTATAACCCAATAAAGGGCAAATTCCTCCACAGAGTATTGTAATATTCTTTCTCCAATTGTCAAAAGGACAATCGGAGGAACCTGTACTAAATGTATTCCTTAAATGGTGACCTAGGACACCACCTACGGAACAACCGCCCTCAGTAACAGAACTCGTTTTAAGGGATGAGCGATCAGAAATATAATTATCTTCTGGTGGATCATCATTACCTTTAACAAAAACCTCATATGAGGTACGAGTAACTGTATCTAAGATAGCCTTCGGGATCGTCTTCTTCTGAGTAAGGCAGGTTTTCATATCTTCAGCTGCTTTTTTGAAATCAGCAGTGGGGACCATAGGTAGGCCCTTCTTTAAACCATGTAAAAGACTTGTAAGGAAGGACCAGCGGGCGCGGTGGCGCCGTTGGCGAATAGCCTTCAACTTGACAAAATCTTCTAAATACTTAGGAAGAGAGTTATTAAATCCGAGAGTAGGAGGAACGGGTTGGAAGGTATACTCGGCAAAACGTCGAGAATACCAATCTTTATTAGCTTTAGTCCACAGGTTACAGAGGCAGTATAAAACCTGCTTGTCAAGGAACTGTAAAATTTGGTCGGAGGGGCAATGTGTCAAACCGAAACAGTGGAAGAAGTCCAAGTAAACTCGGACAGTCTCGATAGACTGATCGACGGCAGCTTTCACCCATGTAATAGTACTTTTGTTGTAAATCTTAGGGATCACAACGTCGACAATGGCATCACTAATTGAGCATAGGGCATTCACTGTCTGTATGTGTTCGATTAATACCAACAAATTATTGTCGCACGAACTACCCTCTGGGAGCCAACTTTTGTGAAGTTGGTCGATTTGCGTCTGGATAGAAACAACAGGCCAAATCATGCTTCAGCTATTGACTAATAATAAATTAATTGATAGTGGATATGTGGATTCCTCTTTCCGTAAGGATTTAACGAAGAACCTGCT